GAAGACGAGTTAGCCCATGACGGTTGGATTTATAAGAGAACCTCTTACAACACCCGTGGCGGTGTTCATTATGGTTCTGACGGACAACCTTCTGCGGATCAGTCTAAAGCCTTCCGCAAGAACTACGCTGGTCTAGGTTACTCCTATGACGCAGGGCGTGATGCCTTTATTCCCCCCAAACCTTTTAACTCATGGGTCTTGAATGAGACCACCTGTTTATGGGATGCTCCTATTGAGATGCCTGCGGATGCGGGTACTGGAGACCCGCCCAAGCGTTATGTGTGGGATGAAGAAACAGTTAACTGGGTTGAGGCTGAGTAATGGATTGTGGAACGAAACCAGAGTGCGCGGAGATAGCTGACAGAGCAGTCCGCAAAACCTTCGCTATTCTCGGTGTCAACATCGACAACCCTGAAAGCGTAGAGGAGTTTAGACAAGACCTACGCTTTGGGAAAAAACTAAGAAAGCTGGCAGACCACGGCACGATGGCATTTTTCGCGGCTGTGGCTATAGCTGTTGTTGGGGCTTTATGGATAGGCATAACACAAACGATCAAAGGCGAATAGGAATGAAATGGATCCGATTACGATTTTGGCAGCCTGTTCCGCAGTTTGGTCTGGGATAAAACAGGCGTCTGAGTTTGCATCAGAAGCAGAAGGTGTATGGAGTCAGTTAAGCAAGTATGTCGGGCTTGCGGATCAGTTAGAGCAGCACATAATTGAGGCAAAGAATAAACCTCAAAAACCATCTCTCTTTGGAAAACTAGAATTTGGTAACGACACTCAAGAGGCGTTCAACGCATTTGAGGCCGAGCATAAGCTCGCAGAGATGGAAAAAGAGATACGACACGAGTTTCTCTACGGTGCGTTTTGCAATCTTGAGGGCGGGTTTGGCGGCATGGACGGGTATAGGAAGTTCCTTGAAATGAGAAGGAAGATCCGCGCAGACCGCATCAAGATGAAACAAGACCAAGAAGATATGCAAGCGGAGTTCTGGTACAAGGTGCAACTTTGGGGCGGTGGCTCTGCGGTTGTCGTTGTCGGACTCTTAATTATGTATATGGCAATCGACTTTATTTTTAGGCTGAAATGAATACAGAAGAAATTGAAATCAGGGTGTGGGCCATAGTCGTGCTTACACTTGCGGCAATCCTCGCGGTCTCCGTAGTAACGATCTTGTTAAGCGTAATGTTTGTAGACCAAGACATGAATAGCATTGCCCCTGTAGATGAGGCTTTTCTGGGCATTATTAAAGATGTGATGATGCTGTGTATTGGTGCTATAGGTGGCCTTGTAGGTCGCAATTCTGTTAACGCTGCGGCTAAAATGATGGGGAACGACAAATGATTCCACTCGGTGCAATTATGGAAATAGGGTCTAAGGTCTTAGATAAAGTCCTGCCAGACCCAGAAGCCAAAGCAAAGGCACAGGCAGAGCTTGTAAAGATCCAGCAAGAAGGCAGGCTGGCCGAGTTAAACGCTGACAACATAGAGGCTCAAGAGCTTACTAAACGCCAACAAGCAGACATGGCCTCAGACTCTTGGTTATCCAAGAACATCCGTCCCATGACCCTTGTATTTATCTTAGTAACTTACACAGTTTTTGGATTGTTGTCTGCGTGGGACATAGAGGTAAATCAGCCCTATGTAGAGCTGCTAGGCCAATGGGGAATGCTCATAATGAGTTTCTATTTTGGTGGACGGACGCTTGAGAAAATCCTAGCAATGAAAGACAAGAAATGAACATAACCAAAAACTTTAGTCTTGCAGAACTCACCAAGTCAGAAACAGCCCTCCGTTTAGGCATAGAGAACGAGCCAGACGAGGCCCAGTTAGCTGCGCTTAAGGATCTGGCTGAGAATATCCTACAACCGATTAGAGACCACTTTGGGCCTACTAAGGTCAATTCTGCCCTGCGGACACTTCCCGTAAATCGGGCTATAGGCTCTTCTGACAACTCAGACCATGTAAAGGGTATGGCTGCGGATGTGGAGGTTCCTGGGGTCGCTAATGCGGATCTAGCGCAATGGATCGTAGACAACCTAGAGTTTAGGCAAGTGATCCTAGAGTTTTACACGCCTGGAGTACCTGATTCTGGGTGGGTTCATGTGGCATACAACCCTGCGGACAATAAGAAACAGGTGTTAACCGCAATGAAAGAGAACGGCAAGACCGTCTACAAGCCTGGTCTTATAGCGTAAGACCCGCAGTAGTCTCCTTGCGTCCAAGGATGTTCACCAGTTACCTGGGTGCTAGTCGCCAACTTGCTGCTGTGCCGTTTTGCGGTAGCCTGCGCGTGTTTCTATAATAGTCTAACTGTTGCAGAAATACAACACTACCAAGCTGGAATATCGTCATCCAGTTGGTCAAAGGTCGTGGCCTTTTTCTGTGGTGCTGGCGCAACTTGTTCTTTTGGACTTACGGACAGGGAAAAATACTTACGCCCTTCCATCTTCCCTCCAGGCTTACCCTCTCGTGTCCACGCAGACAACCAATACTCCTTCCCGTCCACATTTATGCTGCCCTTAAAGTCTGGGTGCGTGTCTTTCTCTTTTTTGTCGTTGCGGGCTAACATTCCCGAATTGGTGTTGTCGTAGCTCATAGCATCTCCACTTTAGTAAGTTGTTCAAACATCTCTTCTACCTCGCCTAAGAACTTAACTGCTTCTGCCTCTACTTCTGCGAGTTCCTCCGCAGTAGGCGTATAACGCCTCACAAACATCCTGTTAGTTTCTGGCATCCTTGGGTCATAGGATACGAAGTCAACCCAAGGGCGCCCCGTACAGAGGGCTTGTAGGCACATCTGCGGCTTGTGGTCATCTGGGACGACTCCCGCAAGAATCCAATTCAAATGTGTGGCTGTGGTCGGACATTTAATTTCTATTAAACCCTCGTCCACCAGACCGTCAGGACTTGCCCCGCAAAACTCGATCTTGGGGTGGTCTACAAAACCCACATCTTTTATCAGGCGACCAGTCTTTTGCTCGTACTGTTCTTTAGCCTCGGGTTCCTTTTCTATTCCCCATTGCATAGCCTGATTTACGAACTTATCCACGATGTCGCCTGTTAAGCGTTCGCAGAGAATTTCTACTTTTAGGTTTTTCCTGTCCGCAGAGTCCGCACCACCTTTTAGGTACTTCATCGCGTTACGCATACGACTTGCGGTTAGCTTGCCTGTGCGGGCGTTAAACCATGCCCCATTGCCTTGCAGCTTGTTTTCCTCTCTCACAGCATTTCTCCTAGATTTTCGTAAAACTCTTTCTGGGCTTCTTCTGCAAACGCCAATACTTCTGGCGACAGGTCTGCGTGTTTAATCTTGCTCCGCAGCCAGTAAGCGTAAGAATCTAGCCCGCCTCGTATCCGTGGGGCTTCTAGGTACATCGCGGCCTCCGCTGGACTGTCACATTTTAACAGTATCTCAATCATTCTGTTTCATCCCCCAGATTTGGATACAGGTACTTTCTAGCCTTGCGTCTATCGGGTTGAGCTTCAACAGATCCTTGGCCCCTGCCTTGTAAGCCTCTATGATTTCTGCGGTGTGAACCTTCCCCGCAGCCTCTTGTTGCCTTTTGGCTTCCTGGTGGACATCCATAATTCGGTTGTAGCCACCAGCAAGCAACAGGCCCATAACAAAGCCTAGAAACCAGTTCATAGAAACATCAACCCGACAAACAAGAGCAGCAGAACAGCAACTGTGCCTAGTCCATCAAGCGTGCGAGCTTGTGCTTCTTTGACTCGACCCACTTGACATACTCCATGTCTAAAGCAGACCTGGCCCACTCCTGTAAGTGGAACGCCTCTTTTTGAATTTCCATGCATCTTGTGACTACCTCCTCAAGTTGTTTCGTTTCTAAAAGGGATGAAGCTGTTAAATCTCTGAGATCCGCACAAAGGGCGGTGATCCGTACTACGTTTGCGCCGTGGTTTGACATACCTCTTCCTTTCGCTTAGAAAAAATAGATTGCATTACCTTCCTATCTGCTTCACTCATGGCCCCCCAGACTGTCTTAAGATCCGCAAGTGAACTACAGGCATTTACAGCCTTGGTCATCTTCTCTACCCGAGGGTCGGACTGGCTCGATATGGCTGCAATCACTTCGTCCGCAGAAGCAATCTGCATCTCCTGAGAACCGTAGTCTAAGAATCCTAGTGCGCGGCCTACAGCACTCGTCTCGGCAATCTCGACATAAGAGGTCTGATGCATCTTGGAGGCGTTGCGGGTCTCAAATGCGTGGCCTGTAGCCTGGTGGACACCCGCAGAGTCGCAAATGTCACAGCGCATAACCACATGGTCTTCGTCCAACTTAATAACCTCTGTGTGGATCTGCCAGTCAGGATGGTCGCTACGAAACTGGTGTATCCGATAGGCTACAGTCGAATACTCTTTGCCGTGAATGTTTACTTTGCCGTTAGTCATCTGCTTCTCCGATCATAAAAGTAATGGGTTGGTCGCTAAATAAATCAACCTGAAACTCGCCATCGCGGTGCTTAATAACTAGTGTGGTCAGAATGGTGCGACCATCAAGTTTATTGTGGCGAATTAGCCGTAGTTCGTCTGTGTGGTGGATTGTCATGTCCATTTACTAAGCCTCCATGCTTTTGAAATAGAATATCTCAGCGGTAAGTTGCTGGCTTGATAGAACATATACAGGCGAAAAAAGACCAAGATCCTCTTCAGTCTCCTGCTGCCTAAGTAGGTCTTCTTGGTGAGCTTGCCCAGCGGCATCGTCATAGTCCTCCATAGTTAAGCTGCCTTGTTTAGTTTGTTTTCCCAACTTCTGCGGTCTACTTGATGGCAACACAGGCCGCACTCCCAAGTTGGCTTTCCATAAGGCCCGATGTTCTCGCCATCGTAAATAACATTCTTGTGAAAAATAGAGTGGTTATTGCATCGTGGGCAAAGCATTTCTTTTTGATCGCCCCACTTGTTGTACTTGCTCATCTGTATTTCTCCTCGTTTGTGTTTAACCACAACTCCAGTTTGCCTACTTGTGCAAGATATTTTAATTAGGGGAAACCCTTAGTTGCTTATATGCAACAGTTTAACAATCATGCTTAAGTCTTTGTTTTGTAAACATATCGTGATAAGGTGACGACATGAGACTGGTGACAAGATCTACTTGCATCGCAGTTTATGAACTGCTCATCCAGTTGCCCCCTGTAAAAGCGTGGAGACTTCCACCTAGTCAAGAAATAATCTTTGTGGTCAGGCATCTCCAAGATGTCTACGGCCTCTACGAGCCAGAGCCGCACAAGATAACTATTAGTTCAGCCAAACACGCCCATTTAGATACTTGTATCAGAACAATGGCGCACGAAATGATCCACCTTCACCTTTACCTCCGCAAAGACCCACTCTGGGATAAGCACACCAAGACCTTCTTGGACTGCGCGGCTAAGGTCTCACACACATTGGGTTTCGACCCCAAGGAGTTGTAATGGCATCAGCAGCTTGTAGTGATGAAGAATTTATAAAACTATTTAGGGAGATCGGCTCACCTCAAGCGGTTTCAGAGGCACTCGGTGTTTCTATCCGCAATGTCTTTGCGAGAAGGAATCGGCTGGCACAGAAACACGGGATCGAGCTTCTTTCGTTCTCAGAACACACGCGGATCACAAACGTCACGCATGAGCAGAAAATTTATACCGAGATCAAAGATGGGATTGTTGTAGTCTTCTCGGATGCTCACTATTGGCCTGGGCCTCCCACGGTCGCGCACCAAGCGTTGCTTGCGGTCGTAAGTAATCTAAAGCCCGCAGTCGTAATCGCTAACGGTGACGTTTTTGACGGAGCCAGAGTCAGCAGACACGATCCTATTTACAAGCACGACACACCAAGTCCTAAAGAGGAGGTCGAGGCTTGCGTGGAACGTATGACAGAAATAGAGGACGCCAGTAAGAACTCCACCTTTTTGTGGACGGTAGGCAACCACGATCAAAGGCTGTGGAGGTACATCCGCGTAAACGCCCCAGAGATCTCTGGTATGCCCTTCACAGACCTGTTTGAATACTTTGGACGCTGGAAGCCAACTTACGCCATAGACGTAAACGGGAACACGCTTATAAAACATCGTTGGCATAACGGTATCCACGCAACCTATAACAATGCGCTAAAGGGCGGGGTCAATGTTGTAACTGGTCACTTGCATAGGCTGCAAGTAAGTGCCTGGGGTGACTACACGGGACGTAGATACGGTGTAGATACGGGTACGCTTGCGGAGCCAGACGGACAACAATTTATGTATTTAGAACACAATCCGGTGCCGTGGGCCTCTGGCTTTGCGGTGCTTACCTTTAGGAACGGGGTACTGCTGCCCCCAGAGCTTGTAGAAGTGGTGGACGGCGAGGCATTTTTTAGGTCTTGCAAGATCGCCTAATTTCACGGGTTCGCTAAACGGTGAAAAAATAGGCTGTCAATTTTCTCCTTAAAAAAAGGGGGAATACGCGGGACTAAACCCCCCTTTTCAAGCGAAGATCCCAAAATACAGGCGAAGATCCCAATATATCTGGGTTTGGGTTCTTCGATTCTTCGATTGAACTTTGTTGAATTTGTGGTATCCTAGAAGAGTCGGAATTGACACTCTGGCATATGGAACGGGTAAGAACCTCTAAGTGAGGCTTGTTTGCACGCACCCGTTCCCGTGCTGGCCTGTCAAGCCCAAGTCTCACTTAGGGGTTTTTTTTCGTCTGCGCGAAACGCCAGCGTATTGAAGAAGGCGGGGATGGGATAGAGGCCGCAGAATAAGTAGCTGCGGAGCCAGGGTCGACACCTGCTATATCCGTCTAGTCGTGGGTAAGGCCACCTAGAGTACCGTTATTACGGGATACATCTCCTTACAGGTCTGGCAAAACGCAAGTTTTGCTAGTTGGTCGTTCTATGGGAGTTTGTTATGGACGAGTTGATAAGAGTCTCTAAAGAAGTGCTAAGTTATCTAAACAGTCAGCGCGGTATGCTTGTTGGCGACTATGCCTACGATCTAGCCAAAGCTATATCTGTGGCTGAAAGAGAGCTTAGGGAAAACCCTAATACAAAACCAGAAAAAAAGTGATACTGTTGCCATACTGTTAACAACAGGAGGACGAAATGGAGGAATTTCAGCAGTTCTGGGAAGCCTACCCAAGGAAGGTAAATAAGGCACAGGCTAGAAAAGCCTGGAATCAGACCAGTCAGGTCAGGCCATCTCTGGAGACGCTGTTAGAGGCTTTAGACAAGCAGAAGACCCAAGAGCAATGGCAGAACCCCATGTACATACCTCACGCAGCGACTTGGCTTAGAAACGAGCGTTGGGAAGACGAGGTGTACGAGACACCTAAAAAGGCTCCAGTCTTATCCTTTGCGGAACGAGACGAGATGCTGAAAAGGCAGAAGTGGGAAGAGATGACTGGCAGAAAATGGCCTGGCGAGAGGAGGTTGCAACTGTTATGAACCTTCAAATCATAGATGCCTTGTGGAACAAGATGCTGGTGACTTACGGGTCGGAGTGGACTCGCAAGTTTGACGGTATGCCTTTGGATGAAGTGAAGGGTGCGTGGGCAGATGACCTTAGAGGCTTTACTGTAGAGCAGATCCAGTATGGCTTGAGTATGCTTGGCGAGAGACCTCCCAACCTTATCCAGTTCAAAGACCTTTGCAAGAAGGCTCCAACGTATTTTGACTCCTTACAACTGTCTTACAGGCCAACGCCAAGCGAGGAGAAGCTGGCTAAATTTAGGAGGGCTTATGCAGACTAATTGGGAAAAGCTGCCTCTTGGTAAGAAAAAAGTTGAGTTTGTAAAATGGCTTATGCAAAAACATAAAGTGACGCTTGAGGATGCAAAGTTGGCCTGTCACAAAAAATTTTATAAAGAGGAGCAGCGCGAGATGCGACAAGCATACAGGAGGGAAAATGACACCTGAAAACGAGGTAGAGCAAGTAATTACGCGGTCTTTGTCTGCGGCTGAGATTATGGATCTTACAGGCCACAACAAGTGGACTCTGTTTCCAATACTTCACAGGCTAATCCGTGAAAAAAAGATCACGAAGAAAAACCTCAGATACGCCCCAACTGGCTATTCTGACAAACTCATCCGCAACGGCAGAGACCAGTTCTTCTGTGCAGACCCTTTTGGATTGTCAGGACTGCAAGACGCGGGGGATCTTCAACACAAACTGCGAGCCATGCAAACTAAGACTTCTTCTACGGGAGTTATGCAAGGTCTTACGGCAGCAGATGGCAGAAAGGTACGGTGGGCCTGATGGAGATTGGAAAACCAACAATTGTGGATGTGAAAGAGTCTGCCAACGACTATCAAATCGGAGGAACGCATTATAAGGACATGGGGATTCAGCCTTGGGATGTTGTAGATACTTGGCCTTTAGAGCAGAGAATTGGCGTATACAGGTTTTGCGCCCTTAAATACAATATGCGGTTTGGAACAAAAGACGCTGCTTTGCTGGAGGCAAAAAAACAATTGCAATGCGCCCAAAAACTTGTAGAGACATTGGAACACGAGGAAAGTAAAAAATGAAAAATTGCCCACATTGCGGCGAACTTTTAGGGAAAAAATTGCGCCCCACTTTTGGGCCAACTCATAGGCGGGTATTGGAGTTTTGTAGCACACCAAAAACGCAATCAGAAATTGCGGATCATTTTCGGTGGAGTAAATCTACTGCTAGCTATTACACAAAAACTCTTGTTTATTTCAAAAAGATGGACGCACAAGGTAGATTGCCAGCAAGGTTTGTAAGTGTATCGCAACCCTAAACTCCTGAAGGCTGTGGCCTCCCTTCCCTGTCAGGAGTGCGGCAAAGAAGGCACACAAGCGGCCCACGCAAACTGGAGTTGGTCAGGCAAGGGTATGGGGATAAAGGCCCACGATATGTACGTTGCGGCCCTGTGTCCTGAGTGCCATTACGCCTTAGACCAAGGTAAGGATATGCAAAAGTGGGAGAGGGAAGAACTCTGGCTGCGGGCATGGCGTAAAACAATATACGAGCTATTTGAGAGGGGATTAGTAGATGTACGTTCTAAAACATAAATGGACAATGTGCAAAAGATGTGCGGGTAGAATCCGCAAAGTAGTAGGACGCAAGCTCTGCAACTCTTGTCATAAGGAAATACATGGCTACCTCCCCGACACAATTATCTCTGGCCTGGTTAAAAAAGGAGGGCTATCTAGCGGAGGTGGTAGAGAAATGGATTCCAGGGGCAAACATCCGTAAAGACCTCTGGGGATGGTGCGACATTGTTGCCATCCGAGATGAGGAAACTGTTGCGGTGCAATGTACTAGTTGGGACAACATCTCCAGCCGTGTGCGGAAGATTGCAGAAAGTGAAACTATCTGTGCAGTTCGCAAAGCAAACTGGACGGTTTGGGTTATAGGCTGGAAGAAGAAAGACAACAGATGGGTTCACAAACTTGTAGACTGTTCTTAAGGTATACTGTTTAGATTCGTGGTGTGCTATTCTAGGTGTGCCTCAACCTCCGAGGCATTCTCCTCCCCCTGGTCACAGGGTTAGCCCGCCACTCGCGGGCTTTTTTTTTGGGGATGAGATGAGCAAAAAAGACGAAATACTGAACTGTTGCAGAGACCAAGCAAGAACAGCAGGTGAGATTGCAAGTCTGCTTGAATTAGACAAGACGCTGGTAAAGATTACTTTACTGTACTGTTTTAAGAGGGGTCTGGTTACACGGGAAAAGCATGACAGACCGTCACAGGTTCGCGGCCCCAAACAAGAATACTTCTACTTATGTCAGCAATCGTAATCGCGACCAAGAACGGTAAGTGCTTGCCTGTGTTGGCGGCAAGTATCACTATGTATCTACCTGACTTCTTTACAGTCTACCTAGCGGGATCGGGCATGATCCTACCCAAACACCAAACAATTACCTCAGAAAATACTGCGGATAACTTTGGGGATGCGTATAACAATGTTGTACATCAAGCAATGGATGACGGGCATAACGACATACTCGTCTGTAACGATGACATTGTTTTCAATCCCTACACTTGGCCCACTCTAGCAGAGGACTTGCAGAGAATCCCCGCAGAGACCCGTGGATGGGTTGCTACGCGGTCGGACTATGCCAGAGGGTGTCAGAATGTGCGGTTCAGGCACGAGGGGGACAGAGACGGTTTACGCCACGCTTCTGAAAGCGCAATAATTGAAGTGGATGTAATTGCCCCCATCTGTGCGTGGATAGAGTCTAAAAACTGGATAGACTTCCCGCCTATCAACTGGTACTCGGACGATGTGCAATGCCTATCTATGCAGGAAGAGGGATTGAAGCACTATATTTCGCGGGCTTATGTCCACCATGTAGGGTCTCAGACCTGCGGGCCAGACTTCCGTAAGTGCGTAGAGGATGCAAAGCCTTGGATACAAGCGAACAGACCAGAACTCGCGGAACTGTGGTTCAAGACGAGCTGAGGAACTGGGCTTGGTGGCTGGCAGGGTATGTCGGGCCTCCTGTCCAAGATAAGGCTGCTTCTGCGGAAGGCAATTATGTCTCAGACGAAATATGGGATGGGCACGAACCCAGATACGAACCAGATCAGCTTGCGGGCGAAAGGGTGGAAGAGATTGTCCGAAACTTGCCTACATTTTCGCGCATGGTTCTCAAAGCCGCCTACGTCCAATATCCCTACCATTTGGAACACTCTATTGCACAGCGTCTTAAAATCTCCACAGACAGGTACAAGGCAGAGCTTAAAAAAGCGCACGAACTGGTTGCCAAATCGTTAAAATTAGACTAGACTTGGGGGTGGGAAACTTTACCCTAAATTTTTAGGAGCCTACTATGTACGGTAAAAAGAAAAAGCCCATGCCTGGGAAAAAAGGCAAATGAAGGGCGAGAAGGGCGTTACCGTAATGATCGGTCTGCTTGGCCCAGGTAAAGAAATGGGTAAAGAGTCCGACTCCTTGCTAGAGGATGATATGTCTGAGTGTCCTCTTGCGACCTCAGATGAGATTGTTAACAAGGGTAACAAGCAAAAAGCCATTTTGACCGCCAACTACGGCCCTAAAGAGGACGAGAGGATGTGCGGCAACTGTGAGTATGGCGAGAAGCTCAAGGGCTGCGGGCTTAAGAAGGATGAAGTCTACTGCCAGGTCTATGAGTTCAAGTGCGCCAAAATCAACGTATGTGATGCGTGGGACGGTGGCGAAGAGGAAGAAGAGGACTGATGTGGTTGCCAGTCGTGTTCTTTTGCTCGGCTGGTTCTTGTCAATTCTGGTCAGATGACGCTTGCACAAGTAAGCAAGAGTGCCTCCAGCGGGTCTCCGAGATAACACAAATCATAGAGTCACACCCCGAGACAACGGTTGCGGGGATATGTCTCCCTGTAAAGCAAAGGTTTACAAATGCCAAACCTGTCTAAAGCCCAAAATCGTTTTATGCAAGCTGCGGCCTCTAGCCCTGAAATGGCTAAGAAGCTAGGCATCCCTCAGAAGGTAGCCAAAGAGTTTGTAAAAGAAACTAAGACTATGAAGGGCAAGCCTGAGAGGGTTAAAAAATGAAGAAAGAAGTTTACGAAAAGCCGCGTCCTAAGTCTTTAGGCAAACCCAAAACACTATCCGCAAATCAGAAGAAGGCGGCAAAAGCGTTTGCGAAAAAGTCAGGAACGGCTTATCCCTCTTTAGTAGCTAATATGGCTGGAGCCAGAGCAAAGAAATGAAGGTGCGTGATGCAGCTAAGCTATTTGAGGCTTATGATAAGAGAACTACTCGCAAGATGGCTCAGCACAACCGCGAGGGCGGCTCTGTCCGCAAGCCAGTCCGTAGCACCAAAAATGCAAGTGCCGCTGACCAGTACGATAGGGGCAAATTCGCATACAGAAAGGCCGCACAAGCGATCACCGCGAGCCATCCACTCCAAAACGATAAGGGCGAACCAACTCCAGCGGCACTCCAGTTCAAAAGGTGGGGCTTCCCCGCCCCGAAAACCCAAGACGACCTCAGAGAGCTAAAAGCCCTGGGTGCGCGGTTAAAAGAGAGATATAAGCCGCGTGAGTCATAGCTGGCAACTGGATTTTGTAGGGGCGATTAAAAAGTCATACCCCGAGTTCTTTACCAACGCAAAAGTTTTAGAGGTTGGGAGTCTGGATATAAACGGCTCCATCCGTCTTTTTTTTGAGAACTGCGACTACCTCGGGGTTGATCTGGGAGAGGGTCGCGGGGTGGATATGGTTGCAAAAGGGGAGGAATTAGACTTCCCAGATGGCGCGTTTGATACAACCGCAAGCTGCGAGTGTTTTGAACACAATGAGAAGTGGGCAGAAACCTTTCAAAATATGGTCAGAATGACTCGGCCTGGTGGACTGGTTTTCTTCACCTGCGCGACTACGGGACGACCAGAACACGGCACACGCAGGACAACGCCACAGGATGCTCCGTTCTGCGGAGACTATTATAGAAATCTAGTGGCAGAAGACTTTCAAGATTTGCTTGCGGATTTTGCAGAGCATCATTTTTCTACATACATTCACGACTTGAGGTTTGCGGGCATAAAAAATGGTTGATATTCGCTCTCTAATTTCACAGATACCTATGGAGCCAGGATACGTCCCTGCGCCTCCAGAGCCAGATTTGTCTGTGATCCAGAGGCTTATTGGTTTGCCCCAGACATTGCGGGCTGTAGGCCAGAATTTAGCGGTAGGTGCGGCATCCCTGCCTTATGGTATTTACCAAGGTTTTGGTAATCCTGCTGCGGGTGAAGCGGCTATGTCTCAGTTCCAACAGGAATACGGGTACACACCTACAAACCCTGCGGCACAGCAACAATTGCGCGGTCTAGGTGAGTTCCTGCAACAGTTAGAGACGGAATACAAGATTCCTCCCATTATGGCTCCCATTGCGGCTAAACCTGCTTTAGGTATTCGCGGCATGGTTCCGCAGACAGAACGGTTAGCTAGGGATTTGGTAAGCGAGATCCAGACGACACCACCTACGGGTGCGGTTCAGTTGGCTCCTACACCTGGGTTACTAGAGAAGTCGGACATAGGCTTTT